CGCAACGGTTGGTCTAAGAACTTTAGTTAAGTTTGGATTTTTTAATGTTGATAAACCAATTTTTTCGTTAACTAAGGGTATATCAGCATCGGCTAACTGTTTAGTAATTCTATCAATAGCTTGGGCATAATCATCATTTGTTTTTTCTTGGTAACTGGTTTGATCGCCACGGTTTTCAACCCATGTTAAAGCTTGAATCTGCCAAGACTCATAAGGTTGCATTTCCTCTGGAATAAAGCTATTTTGCAAATCTCTAACTTTATTGTAAAAACGAGAAACAACTTCATATAAAACTGGATTTTTACCAAAAGCATTTGCATCCATGTTAAAGATGTCAGCCACTTGCAAATCATTAGTGGTGGTTGGTGCTTTGTTTGTCATACCAGCAACAAATTTCATAGTCCCAGCAAAATTACCAAACTTTAATGTTTCTAAGTCAGGATTGCGAATAGCATTTTCTACCGTTTTAGGACTAATTAAATCTGTTTCTACTGGTTTATTTTGAATAACCTCTGACAAAATGCTAATTGCACGTTTCATGTTGTCTAATGGTTTGGTTTGACCACTAGTTGCAGAAATAAGATTTATTAATAAATCTTTAAATTGACTAGGTAGCGGTAGGCTACTAACTTTTTGTGCTGATAGCTCATACCAATACCGTGCCGAGTTTGGCAATGAAAACGCATCATCTAAAAATTTTGCTGTTGGAGGAGTTGCGTTTAAATCTTTAACAATATTCCTAACGTAATCCCCGCCAGACTCTTCAATCGATTGATTCCACATTTCCAAAATAGCTCTATTTGTTTCAGTCTCTCCCATTTCTTCAAATGGTAAAAAACCAGCGCCAGTTTCGTTTAAATCAGCCTCTAAGAATGAGTTACCGTCAATCAACTTAGTAGGATCTTTAGAAACAACTCGGTCTTTTGCAGGAATGGCTTGATTCAAGTCCTGCATTGTTCTAGCTTTTACTTCTTTTTCTGGTTTTTTATTTGTGTCTACTGAGTACTTAAAGTCCTTCTTAGAGCCAAACTTAGCGTTTTTAGCCAGCACGAGCGGACCAATCTGAATAACTTCATCGGCAGACAGGATTGGCTGAGTTGTCTTGCGGTCATAGAAATAGCTATGACGCTCTGGATCCATACCTACTTGCGTCCATGCTGGGTCGTTTAAAGCTTTCTTTGCTTGTGCAACAGCTTGTTTTTCGTTAAGCGGGTTCCATTCTCCACGAATAATTCCAAACGGAGATTTGTTTGCTTCATTGGTGGCAACTTTTAAACTTTTATCTTCTGGCAATATCATCTTTGCATTTTTTACAGAAGACACGGAATCGTATACCGTAGGTTGTTGTTTACGGTGTATAGAATTTACCCATACTCCGTGGTCTTTATAGGCTGGAATATCTAAACGAAGCTCTGTTTGCTCACCAGCGGGAATCTCTTTACCCTTGCCGTAGTTAAGTTTTTTGTTTTTATCTAAAGCATTTACTGCTTCTTCTGTTGTGGCTGGCTTAGGAACAAAATCATATGCAGTAACTGGCTTGTATCTGTTCACTAATTTATCGTATTGGGCGGCAGTCATTTCTCCAGACTCCACCTTTTTGGCAGCTTCAGTTAGTTCAGGAACACGCTTAGTAACATCCTTAAAATTCATGTCTAATCTGCGGGTATCAGGCTTGGCATATCTAGCGCCACCCATTGTTCCCTCTGGGGCGGCTACTTGTGCCCTTGTGCCTGACTCAATACTTCTAAAGATACTGTCTGCGCTCTGGAATCCAGCACCAGTAAAGCCATTACGTAGGGCTTCAAACATCAACTTTAACTTCTCATAGATAGCGCCAATCATGCCCTCTGGAGCGCCATTCTTGTCAAAGTATCTAAACGCTTCGGCAATAGCCTCTTCGTGGATATAGTCTTCAAAGCCCTTAAGGGTCTTGTTTTCCTTCTGGTAGATCTTTTTGTACTCTTCGTACTTGCCAGCATCCTTAATGAATGTTTGTAACCACTCACTTTTAGCTTTATTGTTTAAAGCTGACCATTCATTGTCTTGGAATCCACCCAGTTGTTTTAACGCATGGACAGACTCATGGCGCAAAGACCCCATAGGGCTAGGCTTGTCTAGTGCTACGTGGATTAGGTTATTAGCCCACATACCATCGGCTCTACCGTTTTCGATAGAATCCATGATCTTAAGACCCACATTTTCTAACCCAAAACGCTTCATTTCGGGCAGTAGCATCTCTGCAATCTGAGGGGCACTTTGACGTACTTCCTCGTTGTAGATATTAGGGTCAGATTGCTTGGCTAATTCCTGCGTCTCGTCTGCTTTTGTAGGCTCTAAAACGGGCTTAGGAGGCGCTGTTTGACCACGGCTAATAGCTCCGATAGGGGCGGCAGTAATAGCGCCTATAGCCGCATCTCTGGCAGCAGATCCAATGACCCCTTGCATAGGATCTACATCAAATCCTTCTCTAGCCAAAGCCAAATTAGTTGCATATTGTTCTTGACCAGATTGAGCGCCTTCTGGAACGGCTTCGGCTGCCGCAGCGGTTAACGCCCTAGGAATCATGTTAGCGTTTAAACGGTTAGCAATGCCAGGCGTTACTAGATTTTCTGCACCATATCGACCAGCAAGAGCGCCTAATCCCGCTCCGATGGCAAGTTGCGGAGCGTTTGCCATTGAGTATGCTTGGGCTTGAGAAGCTCTTTCAGCCGCTACTTCTGGACTTTCACCCTTATCTTCAAGTTCTCTTTTAACGTTTTCGTAGATAGAGCCTTTAATTGCTCCAGTACCCTGTATTGCACCTAAACCAGTGTTGATTGCTCTAGCGCTAGGAACTGCCAAACTAGCCGCCCTTGCTCCAGCGCCTAAAGCACCAGCTGCCACATAAGGGGCAAAAGAGCCAGCTGCTTGAGCAACAGATTGAAGTGGAGCCTCAGCTACACCGCCCAAATAAGCTTTAATTTCTTCTAAAGTGCTACCAGATTTAGCGGCTTCATCTATAAGCTGTTGCCGCTTTTGCATCTCTTCAATGCGTTGCGGTCTGTATTCTTTGCCTAAATTTGTTTGAACACCGCCTAAATATTCTGAAAGCGGATTATCTGCACCAGCTATATCGGTTATTGATTTACCAGCACCAACAACACCCTGTTTAAACGCTGTTGCAATGTCGCCTAGGTTGCTGGTGTTTTGTTTGACAGTTGGTTCTGGAGGGGCTTTACCAGAAACCATAGAGATCATCTTGGCTAATTCACGAGCGTCTGCCTTGTTACCAGCGGCATCCGCTCTTTCTAGAGCTAAAAAAAGATCATCTATTTCTGCCATATTTTTACTTAGGTAAATACTTGCTTAATAAAGATTCTTGTTTTGGTGTAAATGCAGTACCTCTTGGAGATGATACTGGCAAATCAGGAAAAGCTTTTCTACGCAATTGTACCGCTATATCTTCATTCTCAATATTTGCTATTGCTTGTTGTTTTGCAACCTCATCAGTAGCCAATATTGGGTTTTTAGCAATTAAAGAATTTAATTTACCTTGAATATAAGTATTGTACTGATTGACCGCAATCTTTTCCCGTTCAGTACCATGTTTTAGAACATCTAACTCATATTGTTTTTGCTTTAAATCACGATTATATGCAGCATTCTGTCTGGCAACATCTTCTGCACCCTGATAACGATAGCCATACAACATACTCTTATCAAGAGCCGCCTGTTCAGCTGCACGTTGTTTGCTAGATTCAGTAAAGTTTTGAACACCAGCCAAAGCGCCTTTACCAATGTTTTCAAGAGCATAGCGAGACGTACCGCCCATCATTCCTAAACCAGCGGATAACAATGCTAGATTTGCATCTTGACTTTTTTGTTTTTCAATATTACCTTCACGAGCCATTAATCTGTCCATGTACTCATCAAGACGAGATTTTGGTTCTTCTTGCGTTTGTGGAGCATTTTTGCCCATGTTTTCGGCTTGGAATAAAGCAGTAGCTGTGTCAAAGTCTCTAAACTCTTGAGCTGAAGGAGGTTTGCTACCTATAGAAACATTTTTAAGTTCATCAGGCATGGTTGGTGGAACAACTTTTTTAGGTTCTATTTGTTTGCTATTTTCATAACTAGAGCCTAGCTTAGGAATACCAAATTCTTTTTGTAAATGATTTTCAACAGGAGTAATAGATTTATCTCTAATACGAGGGGTAGGTTCTAGCAATTTAGAACCAAAGCTTAAGTTTGGTAAATTAAACATTTCTGGATCTACGTAAGTATTTCCATATAAACGATCAGACTCATAACTAGATTTATCGTAATCTTTTTCTTTTACTTTACCTTCATTTTTAAAATGTTGCACTTCACCGCCACCAGCTAAGGTAACGTTTCTAATATAGCCTTGAGTTTCTTTTGATAGTTTACGTGGGTCAGCACCAGCTGCTAACCACTTATCGGTGGCACCAGGTCCCATATTATAAGCAATCATAGCTACTATAGGGTCACGGTAACGTCTTAACATAGCAGATGCATACTCATCCCCAACACGCTTTAATTCATCAGGGCTGTTGTCTCTTGCTGGTTTAACACCAAAGCCTGGATCTCTGGCGGTATAAGGCATGACTTGCATCTCACCTTCTGCACCCTTGTGAGAAGTTAATAACTTGCCATGTTTATCATAACGATGACCGCCACTTTCTTTTTGCAAAATTGCGGCACGAAGACGAGCGTCTAAATCACCGCTTGACTCTGGCTTAAGAGAAGCAATGCCTGAGTTGGGGAATGATTGTGGCGAACCTTTAGCGTGTCGTGTTTCAAACTGTGGAATTTGATTGCTTGCGGAGTGTGGAGTGTAGTCTTCTTCTCCAGCATTCATAGCTCGCTCAATCATATTGTTATAGTCAGCCTCTTCCAATGAGTCTTCATAGTCTTGATCTTCGTCAGACAAGCCGCCATCAGCAAACGCAATAATGCCACCGCCAGCATATTCTCTATCGGGAATAGGCAATTGAGCCACGCCAGTATCTGCCATTTGTTGTGGCATCTGCTGTTGCATCTGTTGCGGCATAGGTTGCTGCATTTGATGATGGATTGGAGGATGCTCTGACTGAGCATTTTGAGCAATGATTTGTTCCATTACAGATGTTGGCGGAACACCACCTTGCATTGCCTTAGTTTTAGCTGTTGCATCAATCATCTCTGCTTTGCGGGCAAGGATTGGAGCTACCATTTCAGTAGCAATTTGTTTACGTTGAGCCATCTGCATAATCATGGCTTGCGGTAATTTAGCTAGATCATCAATCGAACTCGACTGCTGACGAATGGCAGATAATATGCTCATGATTTATCCATTAAATTTGTTAATGAAAGACCGCCTAAGCCGTTGTTAGCTAACTGCTGTGAACTAACTTGCCCACCTTCTGCAAACGCTCCAACCGCTTTGCCTAAGCCGTAAGCACCAATACCTGCCGTACCTATACCAGCAACTTGAGATAAGGTGCTAGGGGCTGCTTGATAGCCTTGAGTTGTTTGTGCTTGCATAGGTAAACCACGAAGCATATTAGACATAAAGCCCAACTGCATTTGTGGGTATTGTTGCTGCGTAGCGTAATCTTGAATGGCTTGATTAATTTTGCTTTGCTCAAGACCTTGTTGCTGTTGTCCCATTTGTGCCATTTGATTCTGACGACCAATATCAGCAGCTTGTTGGGCAGCTCCTAATTGACCCAATTGAGAACCAGCGCCCATAGCTTGTCCAAGACCTTGCATACCTAAGTTAGCACCAAACTGTTGTGATTGTATTGCCTTGTCGTACGCAGACTGTGCTCCTTGAGCCCGAATATTGGCTAAATTAGAGTTTAAATTACGTTCACGTTCAGTACTAGCAAGAAGCTGTCTAGCTCCGCCATAAGTCCCTTGACGAGATGCGCCTAAGTTTTGAGCATTTTGTTGCGTTTGATAGTCACGAATTGCTCCTTGTGTAGCAACATCAGTTACAGCTTGTTGGTAAGGCGACATATAAGCTTGCATACTTGCAGGACTTGTTACATTTTGAGCGTACTGATCCCCAGCATTGAGAGATCTAATACCTGCGCTACCTGTCAAACCACTACCTAAAGCAAACTGTCCTGGTTGCTGCATCATTCCAGCGTCATACTGAGCCTGTTGCTGTAATGGGGAGAACCCTGCAAAATAATTTGATGGATCAGTGCTGTATGGAGTGTAAGGTTTAAACCCAGTGATGTTAAAACCACCTTCTGGAGTTTTATTTCCAGTAAACAACTGCTGCTGAGTAGCCTCAAACATATTTGTTACATAAGGCTTGGCATACTCAGGGATGTTAGAAGTTACTGTAGTGGATTGAGTTGGACCACCGCCACCACCACCACCGCTGTCCATATGGAACATGAATTGGTCAATAAAGAACCATTTTAAGAGTTTAACTAAGTTCATAATTTTGTTTCCATAATAATATGACGTTCTTCCATGCCAACTTGTTTGTATAGTCTTGCCGCAGATTCTCTTGCAGCACACTGAACTCTAGTAGCCCCATTTGCTTTGATAAAGCTACAAATTTGCCCATAAACATCTTCATTTACAATCGCTTTACCAGCCGTTGCCACAATAAAACCAACCCGATAGTTAGGCATATTGTAAAAATGAATAGCCGCTACACCGTGTATTACATTTTCTTCATCTGTTGCAACTACTAATGCCCAGCTACCATTAGCTAATAATGCTTTAATCTGTTCAATGGTGTAGTCGCTACCATATTTATTTGCTTTAATAAACAAATCCTCAACCAACAGCCAAGTTGGGTGAAAATGCTCAACGCTAACGTGTTTAACAGTTAAATTCATTCTTTAATTACCAATTGAACCACTACTATTATCAACAGCAGCTGCAAGTCTTCCGCCTATCCCGCTAGTATCAGCAGCAACAGAAGGTGTAAATGCAGCGTCTACAATTGGTCTGGTTAAAATTAAATTATTTTGAGTTGGTGGCTTGTAGTAAGTTGCAGGATCGCTATAGTTATATTGAGTATTCAATGTTGGAGGCGGTGTAGTTCCTAATGTCTGACCCCCAATATATGCTTGATTAATAATTTCAGGAGTGAGTCCTGAGTATGATTTTAATGCTGAAATAGCTTGTTTTACAGGTATACCAGCGTTAATTAACTGTCTACCAACTTCTGCTCCACTGCCACTACTATATGCTCTTTCAGCCAAAGCCTTAACTTCTGCATCTGACATTTGAGGAGCAGGTTTTGCATATTGGCCCATCATTTGACCGTACAAAGACTGTAAACCTTGATTTGAGTATGGATCTTGAATTGCGGGAGACATATTTACACCTGAAGTTCTTGGTACAAAACCTGGTCTATATACAGCCGAACCAGAAAGCGGTCCAGTTGTTGCTGTAGGTGTTGTAGTAGCTTTGTTTTGTGCATCATATAAGGCTGCCATTGCATATAGGTCTGCATCAGTTGCACCGTATTTATTTCTTATATCTAGTTTGGCAGCTTCTAATGAATTACCAGCAGCCATTGATGCCTTAAGAAAATCTAGATATTGTTGGGTTGTATAAGTCTGTGTTGGTACTTTGGGCACAATAGGCACAATAGGCTTAATAGGTACAACAGGGTTTTGTGCATTATATAAAGCTGTAGCTGCTGCAATTTGTGCAGAGCTTATGCCGTATTTCTCCATTGCCCCCTGTTTAGTTTGGTCTAATGTAAATCCTTGAGCAATTGATGCTTTTATAGCATCTGCAAGCTGTTGATTTGTATATGTTTGCGTAGGGGTAGGAGTAGATGCACCACCACCGCCTGATGTAATACCACTAGAGTACATTGCTACTGCTTGTGCTGCTTGTTCTGGTGAAATGCCATAATTTGCTATTCCAGCCTGTACTGTGTCTGCAACAGAAAAACCTTGAGCTACAGATTCAGCTATTGCTTGTGCTACTTGAGCAGTGCTGTACGTTGTTCCACCCTCAGCATATCCCACTGTGCCGCCTTCAGCATACCCAGTAATACCACCAGACGCTTTGCCCATAGGCATATATTTAGTCATATCAACCTGCGGGGCTTGTTTCTTTTTACCAGTGCGGGCTTGGCGAACCTTATCCATCATGCTGTATAGTTTCTTGGCACCAGCATCGGTAGAGCCGTTACCTAAATGACTTACTACATCAGCAGGGACTACAAACTCCCCATCGGCAAGACGGGCGGGTTGTTTGCCACCAATAACACCAGGAATGGAGTCAGACATACCATCGCCAGGACCTTTTAGCATTCTGCCACCATCGGAATACCCACCTAAACCAGCAATACCGCCACCAGCCATATTCATACCGCCAGCAGCCATACCAACATTGTCTGAACCAGATTCATCATCAAACGAATGGGGAGCATTAGAATTCATAATGCCACCTATTGCGGCATAGGTAGGTCTGTAATATGGATTTGGAGTTGGAGCAGTATAAGCTTGATAATCAGGGCTTAATTTGTACCCCTTTAAACGTCTATCGTATTCATCTTCTTGATAACCAGGAACACTGGCTCTTTGTTGTTGACTTGCGTCTAAAGCAGTGGCTCCAAGCGCTGGCAATGTGCCAGTGGGCATACCCGCATAAGCTGCAGATAATCCTTGTGAAGTACCTAATTGACCAGCACCACTAGTTAAATTTGAAAGAGTTGATGTTGGGGCTGACGTTATAGCCGACCTTGCTTGTGAAGCAGCTTGTTCTGCTGCTGGATTTGAAATATCCATTGATGCTTCGGCTGCGTTAAGACCTTGATTTTTAATGCTTTCATCAAAAGCAGCTCCTGCCGCTTGTTCGCCTACTGTTTGTGCCCCAGCACTAGCTATTCCAGCGCCTAGTCCAGCGCCACCATAAGCGCCAATACCAGCCATCAAACCTTTTTGGATGCTTCCTGTAGCTAGTCCGTAGCCACCACCTACAATACCTGCCGCCATTAAAGGGGTAAGAGTACCGCCTGAACCAATGGTCAAAGCCGCACCAGCAGCCATTGGAAGCAACTTTTTTAAATTAAGATTAAAAGCTTCGGGTAAACCCGTATCTGGGTTAATGGTTATGGATGTGCCATTAGCCTTAGCTAGAGCGTGTAATCCGTGTAATTCGCTTGGTGACACGTGAATAAGCTGTGTGTCCCCATGCCGACCCTGTTTAGCAAGAGTTTGCGCTACATTCGCCAGACCGCCATGTGTATAGTAGTTCATATAATAGTCACCGTTACTGTCCCCACTTTAGCTGTGGCTGACACTCCAAATACATAAGAAATATAGGGTACAACAATCTTTAAATTTTCGCCAACCTGAAATACAGTACCGTTTGGCAAATTGTACCCTGATGTGGGTAATTTTAATAGGCTGATGCCATCTGCTTGTAAGGCTACGTTTGAGTCTAATTGGGTGAAATAAAGCCTTAAAACCCCAATAAGTTGAGAAAATTGCTGTTGATCGTATTCGTTTGGCGCAAGCGGTAGGGCTGGCGCACGGAACCTTTGCATTGCCATTATCTATGCCCATCTGGTCTGCCATCCACCCTAGGACTGCCTAACTGCCACTGAACGCCCAAATCTGTGGATTCAATCTCAATTGCCATCTGCCTTGCCCTAGTTCTCATAAAGACTTGTTCAGTATAAATGTCTACAGAAGTTTCAATAACTTGCTGAGAATCTATGTTGGAATAAGCATTACCAGGAAAGTTGCGGGGTTTTATATACATAGTAACCGCAGGTAAATCAGCAGTTGAACCACCAAAACTTACGTCAGGAATAATTCGTTTGGTTAAAATAAACTGATCCCCATTGTCAAGGTCAGAGTCTGAAGAAGCAATGTAAGATTCCATTGGCAGGACGTTATCATCTACACCTTCTTCATGATTGTAAATAACGCTATTGGCGGTTATTGTAGTGGAAACTACCAGCTGAGAGATATTAAGAGTGTATGTACCTGTTCTGCCTGTGCCTGTACCTAAAGCGGTAATCTTAGTACCCGTAGCAATTCCTGTGCCGCTGATAACACTTCCTACCTCTAAAATACCAGATTCAACAGCTGTTACTGTTAGGGTGGTATTTGTAATAGAACCTGTTACATAAGTTCCTGTTAAGGCTTGAGGGTAAGCTCTAAGGGATGAGTCTGACCATGCAGTCCTGTCAATAGTGCCGTAGTACCAGATTTTTTCTAAATGGTTAAATATGACATACGCATTATTAATTTGGCTATCTGCTGTGGGATAGAACCACCAAACCTCATTCCAGCCCTCATTAGTGCCAGAAATAATTTGGTCAGCCTGATCGTAGTTTAAATTACCAAAAACATGGTTTCTAAGGCTGCAAGGTAAAGTCTCAACCCGTCCACTGTAAGCATAAAACTTATCATGCCCTATCCAATATGCCACGTTATTAACTCCAACTACTGAGCGAGGGCTAAGAATAGAGATGTTATCTGAAAGCTCGGTTAAGCTAAATACATCTGTAGTGCCCACAAACTGTAAAGAATTTAACGTGCCATCTGTAAATACCAGAATTTCCTGACGGGTTGCAAGGGCACAAACAATTTCAGAACCACGAGAAACTCTTATGAATCCTGCTGAATTTGTAACTAAAGGTGTCCAGACATTAGGCTGATCTTGCGTAGCCCAACGAATTAATAAAGGATCTAATGCTCCACCGCCATAAGGGGTGCAACCAAAAGCCAATAGATGCTTGTCATTTTGAGATACCAAAGTTTGCATGGCTACGGCAGGTACATCCGAAGGGGCTACCCCGCTCACTGTTGTGGTTACTAAGGGTGTGGCTCTAGTAGCAACTCCATCCACATATTTCCAGTAATAAATAGCTCCATTACGGATATTGGCTACCATATCATTGTCAAAGTTTTGTATAAACCAATCTCTTTGTCGAGTTACTATAGGTGTAGATGAGCCAGAACCCCAAGCACCACGACCCCATGCACCTGCTCCCCAGCCATATCCATATGAAGCGTTATCATTTCCTACGCTGATTTGAAAGGCGGCTGTAATGCTTGTGCCACCACCAGTAGCTGAAGAGGTGGCTGCTGTGGAGGCGGTAATTTTGAAAGAGTTTGCGTCTACATAAGCAATAATAAATTCGGTATTTAAGTTTGGTGCTGTAATGCCACCAACCGCTACTGCCCCAGAAAAAGTTACATAGTCTCCGTCTATTGCTCCATGAGATGCAATAGCTACTGTAATGGTTTTAGACCCATTGACTGTGGTAAAACAGTTATTTGTTACAGCAGTAGTAAAAGTTTGACGAATTGGCGTAACGTCATACAAAACTTGACCAGCCTCAATATATAGTTTTTTACTTGTTCCTAAAGCTAAATAGTTATCTGAAGCTGTGGTAATCCAGTTAAACATCTGCCGACAAATGCCTACAACAGTAGATGTTCCATAACGCAGCCAGCCGCCTATCTTCTGTGGAAAGCCAGAACGAAAACGTACTTTATCGCATTCATACCAACCGCCCTCATTGCTATAATTAGTTTGATCTCTATTAAGCCCAGGTCTAAATTGAAGTTTTTGTAGAGCCATTTTATAACTCCACTCTATTGTGTTTAGAGCGATTCATTGACCTTGGTATTACTTGTAAATTAGATGGTACATGAAATCCAGATATTGACTTTCCTTGTAACGGCAAAATATGGTCAACTTCCCAAGGGCTATCAGTAACTTTTGATAGTAAAGACGCAAGTTTATATTGATTTTCCATACGCTCTTTATCTATTAAAGTAACCCAACAAGGAGTTCTTTGTATTTGAGAAGCCTGTCTTGCTCTAACTTTTGCTTTAACTTTATCTTTATTGGCTAAATACCATTTTTTTTGAGCAGCCTTAACTTTATCTTGGTTTTTGACTTCCCATGCCTTTATCCAGCTGCGATGCTTTTCAGCATTTGCTGCATTCCAAAGCGCTTTAGTTTTTCTTTCTTTGTCTTTATCTAATGCCATACGGGTTTACCCTAACACTGACAATGCTTTAGCAATTTTGGCTTTGCGGTCATCTAACCCAATTAAGCCACCATTAATACGTTTAGTCATTGTCTCAAAATCTTGACCATCTGCCAAGGCGTTTAAACCCTTCTTGTTCCAGAACCATCCTGCTGAAAGGCAAGCATATCGTGGATCCAGCAATAGAGTAGGGTCAGCAAGAAGATCAACACCAATACCCAATCCGCAGTGTTCATAGTTTTCCTTGCCAGTTAATTGTATAAGACCCCTACCTAAATATTTAGCAGCCTCTTCTTCGTTGGTGTTGCCTAAACGCCCGTTATAGACCTTACCCGCAATCTTGGCTGGCTGACGGGCATACTGGTCAGCAATTTCTTTAGTAGGGAAGCGACTAGACCAAGTTTTCATTAGCCCTTCAGCGCTGTAGTTTAGGTTTTCTTGCAAAGTCTTGAAATTACCAGACTCATGAGCACACTGACCAATAAACGATGCTTGACGGATAGGTGTAGAGATGTCATATTTAGCAAATGTCTCCTCTAAAGGGGCAAGCCACTTGTGGTCAATACCCAGTTTGTCTAGTTGGTCATATGTCATTTAATTAATCCGTTTTCTGTAGCCCATTCTTGCCATAGGTTTACTTGGAGGGTTGTTTCAGCGCATTGTCCAGCAAGTATTGGGTAGGCGGTTTCTGCATCAGTTCCTTTGGGGGCTGCGGAAATACTGGACATTGAACGGCTACTGGGGTTGAACTGCATCCCGCCATAATAATTGTGCAGAGCAGCAAGCTTGCCTTCATATTCATTCTGTATTCCTTTATTAATTAATGATTGCTGTTTTTGTACTGATTCTGTTTTAGCTTGAGCTTCTTTTCCTACCGCCTCTACTTTGGCAACATATTCAGAAAATCGTAAATGCTCAACATAAAAACCAGCGCCAAAACTTCCAAAAGCCAAAGCAAGATAAATGTAGGTTTGTACCCCAAGACCACCAAAAAGGTTTAATAAAAAACTCATTGTGGTTCAGAGTTCTGTTTCATTGCGACAGAAGCACCGCCAGCAGCAGATACAATTCCCAAGGCTTCGGCAAGCTCACGAATGCTAACTTGGTTGGTATGAACAACTTCCCAAATGGCTATTGCAATAACAGCGCTTAAACTTATAAGCCAAGTCCAACGACCAATGTCGTGGGTTTTGTTGTCTTTTCCAGTAAGTAAATGTGAAATAATTTCGTTCATATTTTATATCCCCAAGTCAAATACCAAGCAATGAGCGCAGCCACTGCAAAACAATACAACTGAACCCTTCTTACCGCCTTAATATCATGCTGGTATTCTTCGTTGTCTTTTCTTTGAAGGTTTTCAATATCTAGTTTAATTTTAAGCACCGCTTCCCATTCTTTAGCGCCATACTTCCTAACAAAATCAATCTTTAATTTTGCCTCCTCATCGGAGATTTGCTTCTTATGCTTCCATGCTTCAAGCGCTTTAATCAGCGCTATTTCTTTTTTTGCTTCTGCTTCCCGTCTAGCTCGTAATTTTTCTTGGGCTTTTTTCTGGGCTACATCTAAACCGTCTTGCTGTATACCTTCAATGCTTTTAGATAGCCCTTTTGAGGCTTCTCGACTTGCATCAAGACTCCCGCTAAGAGTTTTTACTCCTTCGGATATACCATAAGGATCTACCATAATTTACTTTTTTCACTTACATTACTCCGCCACCAGCGGCAGGTACGGATGTCGCATGGATAGATATATGTTGTTTTAAGTTTAAAGGAGCATTACAGTCTGAGCAGACATCGGCTTGTAACTCGGCTATATCTAAGTCGTAGCCACAAGCCGAACACACCACTTCTATTTCGTGATGCGGCTCAATCAGTCCATTTTTTAATATTCTAGCTTCTATAGTTTGTTTCATGTTTTAGCTACTCCAAACTTTAACTGGTAGGATTGGTAGAAAACGGTCTAAAGCTTAACATTTACCAGCTCCAAATAAATACTGCACCATCACCACCAGCACCACCAATACCAGTTCCATTATTAGCGCCACCACCACCGCCTCCACAACCTATTCCACCTTTACCACCAGCGCCTCCAGTTGAACCATCTCCACCGCCTGCTCCACCAACACCAAGTAATATTGGTTGAGTTATAAAATATCCATTACCTCCAGCGCCTCCAGTTGAACCATCTCCACCAGTGGCTTTTGTATAGCCATATTTTGTGTTTACATCACCGCCATTTGCAGTACTAACACCACCACCAGCTCCACCACTTAAAAAAGTAGTAGTTGAGGCTGTAATTGCAGCGCCTCTATTTGCGCCAGCTTGACCAGCAACACTTCTAAATATTCCAGAAGCGCCAAAATAATTATTTGCAAAAACTGTACCGCCTGCGCCACCAGTAGCTGTTCCTGCACTACCACCATTTGCTGTTAATAAAGTATAACCAGCAGATGATGTTGGGCCTTGCCAAACAACAGATGTTGCAGTTCCATTATTATTTTGACTTCCACCAGCACCAATAAATATTCTTAATTCATCAGGTATAAAAATAGCAGGGCCAATCCAAGTTGTAACTGCTCCTGAACCACCACCAGCGCCAGCAGCAGAACCTACTCTTCCCCCACCTCCAGCGCCTATTAACAACATACGAACCATTGATACGCCACGAGGCTTTATCCAATCTCGTGTAGAGCCACCACCGTAAAACTCTTGGTAATTAGCAGTTTGTGGAGCAGAAAAGTTAAAAGTATCTAGCATATTGTCACCATGAAATTATAACTACTAGACCGTCACCGCCTTTGCCACCTGCTGCTGTTGAAGAGCTTGCTGGACAACCTCCTCCACATCCAAATTGAGCGTTGCCTTTAGTTCCATTACCACCGACACCAACAATAATTGGGCTTATTTGAGAAAAACCGCCCCCTGGACTTGGAGCAGAATAACCATAGTTACCATAAGAAATATTGCCGTCACCAGCAGTACCCCCGCCTAAAAATGTTGTTGATGATGCCGATGCTACACCACCATCTTGACCAGCAATAGATTGGAAAAACCCCATTGCTGAAAAATAATTTGATGTTGTAGCTGTTCCACCAACTCCATTACCACTGCCAATTGCGCCGTTGCCACCTGCACTTGCCGTTAACAATGTGTATCCTGTTCCATCTTTTTGTTGATAAATAAGCTTTGTGTCTGTGCTAGTTGTTGTTGGGTTACTTGAACTTGCACCTCCAGCCGCACCTAGACCTACAGAAACCATAAGAACATCTGGAATTAAAAATGCAGGAACCATGCAATTTGTTACAGCGCCAGAGCCGCCTGAAGTTCCACCAGTTGCCCCATCATTACCAGAACCAGCGCCACCAGCGCCAATTAAAGCAAACCAAACAAAAGAAGCGCCTTGTGGTTTAACCCAATCAGAAGTTGTCCCTCCAGCTTTAAAGATTTGTATATTTGCGCCTTGAGGAGTAGGATAATTTATTGGATATGACATTACCAACTCGCAATCAAAACAAAACCAGGACTTCCATTGCTAGAATTTCTTGGTGAACCACAACCTATGGCATTATTTCTTGCGGAAGAACCAGAAGCAACTCCTACAATTATAGGTTGTAACATAAAATAACCATTATCTCCATTTGCAGCTTCATATCCATAATTAGATGTTATTGCTCCATTAGCCCCACCAGATAAAAATGTTGTGGCAGATGGAGTAGATGAGCTTAAATTACCAAGTTGACCTAAAACATTTTGATAAAAACCACTAAAACCAAAAGTTCCCGCAGCGTCTGCTGTATTTGCGCTTCCATCAGATTTTCCGCCAGTTGCAGTTAACAATGTTACTAAAGAACTGCCGTTATAACTAACATTTGACGAGTTACCTACAGTTGCACCAGATGTTTGCGCTATTGCTGGAGATACAACTAAATTATTTGGTACATTTTGTGCAGCTCCAAACCATACAGTTACATTGCCTGAATTACCATAGTTTGTAGATAAATCCCCAGGTCCGCCTCCGCCAATTAACATTATGTAAATTTGTGAAACGCCAACAGGCTTAATCCATGCTCCATTTTGATAGAACATTTGGACATCAGCTTTAGAATTTCTAAACTGATTTGGTTTTACAAACATTTATTTACGCCCAAGGAGGTGCAGGTGCGTCAGTATTAACACAGGTATATTCCACTTTTTCATCAGGGGAAATCAATGTGCCATCTTCATAATAAACACCAATACACATACCATCTTCCATTTTTTGATAGCCAGTTTGACCAGCAGGAATATCAAATACTAAAGCCCACCATGTAATCATTTTAATAATCTCCAGCGATTGTTACGATTGAATAACCAGTGCCTGAAGAACCTGTGGAAGTACCAAAGGTTACATACAATAAATAGCTTGGGTCAATAGCAAAGTTTAACGGTAACTCAAATACAGACGATGCTGCGGTCTGAGAAACAGTAACTGCTGGTAATGTAATCTCATCATAAAGCCAAGTAGCTGTTGCGCTAGTCGTTGTGCTAGAAGAAATAAATACACGGCATACAGTAGCCGCTGGAGAACCCACAGGACGAAAACGAATCTTTTGAATGTAAGAGCCGTTAGTTCCTGCGGTAAAGGCTTTGTATAAAGTGCCTGAACCATCTGTTGCTGTATTGGCGGTTGGGCCTACTACTAGACCTGAGTTGTTTGTAGCTACTGAATCGGTAGCTCC